AGATCGCCAGCCTTGCCTCAGCCGAGGAAATCGAGGGCTACCGCCTCGGCGCCGCCTGGTCGCGCCGCGCCCTGACGGATGACGAGCGCGCCGCGCTGACCCGCCGCGCGGCCGAGATCGCGAGGGCACGGCGATGACCGGGCGCGTCGACGAGGAGGATTTCCGGGCGGCCTGGGGTCGGGCGCTCGGCTGGCCGATATCGCCGCGCGCTTCGGGATTTCGGTGAGCACGGTCAAGAACACGCGGATCGCGCTGGGTCTGCCGCCGCGCCACCGGGGCGGCGCGGGTCGCGCGCAGCTTGACGAGGCGGCGTTCCGCGCGGCCTGGGCCGACCCGCGCCTTTCCCGCGACGAGATCGCCCGCCGCTTCGGGATGTCGATCAGCAGCGTGGCGCTGACGGTCAAGCGCCTGGGCCTGCCGCCGCGCCCGGCAGCGGCAGCGCGACGAGCAGCTGCTGGGCTGGCTGGCCCTGCGCGAGGCCGGGCTGAGCTTTTCCGAGATCGCCCGACGCGCCGGGCTGACCCAGCAGGCTGTCAGCGCGGCGCTGCGCCCGATCGAGGCCGAGATGGAGGATGACGATGCCAAATCCTGACGCGCTGAAAACCGCTCGTACCCGGATCGCCATGGCCGAGGAGCAATTGCAGATCGCCTGCACCGCCCTGCGCCGGCAGGGCTGGCCGGAAAACGCGGATGCGCTTGCCGAGGAGCTTAAGCGCCTGCGCATCTGGACGCAGGACGGCGGGTTTCTCGACTGCATGGCGCGCGAGGCGATCGAGGTCGCCGCGGACGATGCGGAGGGCACGCCATGAGCGACCCGCGCACCGCCTTCGCCTTCCGGGCCTTTGCCATGGCGATGAAGGCGCGCGCCCGGGCCCTGCGCCCGGCCGAGGCGCTGGATCTGTCGCTGGCCTGGGCCGACATGGTGCCGGGCGATTCCGAGGCCGCGATGGCGGTGCTGCGCTTCCAGGCCGGTCTGCGCGGCGACGGCGCGGCGGCGGGCGCGGCGTTGCACGATTTCCTGGTCGGCTGGTGCGACGCGGGCACGGCGGCGCAGGCCGACCGCGCCGAGGATCGGCTCGTCGCCTTCGACGCGCTGCCGCCGCGCTACGACTGGCAGGAGCGCAAGGATATCTGCGGATGAGCGTGACCCGGGATGATCCCCGCCTGGCCGAGGCCAAGGCGATGCCGATCCGCGAGGTCGTGGACCGGCTCGGGATCGACGGGCTGCGCCCGGCGGGGGCGGAGCTGGTCGGGCCGTGCCCGTTGTGCGGCGGCACGGATCGGTTCGGGGTCAACCTGCGCAGCCACCGGTTCCTGTGCCGCCGCTGCGGGATCGCGGGGGGCGACACCGTGGCGCTGGTCATGGCGGTGGAGGGGCTGGGGTTTCGCGCCGCGCTCGACTGGCTCTGCGGCCCGGCGCGGGAGATCGACCCGGCAGAAAGGGCGCGGCGCGACGCGCTGGCCCGCAAAGCCGAGGAAGAACGCGCGGCCGAGGCGCAGCGCTACCGGGACCTGGCCATGCGCGATGCGCGGACGATCTGGGCGCGGGCGGTGCGTGACGATGGCGACCGGCTGCGGGCCTATTTCGCGGCGCGCGGGCTGTCGGGGCTCGACCCGGCGCGGCTCGACGCGATCCGCGTCCTGCCCGACCACCCCTACGTGCGCAAGATCGGCGGGCAGCTGGTGACGCTGCATCGCGGCCCCTGCATGGTCGCGCGGATCGACGGGCCGGGCGCGGATTGCGTCGCGGTGCACCAGACCTGGCTGGCGGCGGATGGGCGCGGCAAGGCGCGGATCCGGCACGGCGGCAAGGATTACCCGGCCAAGATGGTGCGCGGCGCCAAGCGCGGCGGGGTGATCCGCCTGTCGGACCCGTGCCCCGGCTGGGCGGTGCTGGTCATGGGCGAGGGGATCGAGACGACGCTGACCGCGATGCTGGCGCGGGTCTTTCCGGATGCGAGCTACTGGGCCGGCGTGGACCTGGGCAACATCTCGGGCCGGATGGCGCGGGTCGAGGGCGTGAAATGGTCCGGCCTGCCCGACATGGACGACGCGGAGGCCTTCGTCCCGCCGCCCTGGGTGCGCCGCCTCGTGCTGATCGAGGATGGCGACAGCCATCCCGCGATGACCCGCGCCAAGCTGCTGTCGGGCGCGCGCCGCGCGATGCGTCTGCGCCCCGGCCTGAAGGCGCAGATCGTGCGCGCCGGCGACGGCGTGGATCTCAACGACTTGGTGACACCGGACCCGGAGGGGCAAGAATGAGTCCGAACGCATTTCGCCGAAAGTATCCGCATTTGGCAAACCTCGGCCGCAACACGATCATCTCGATGCTGAGTGAGTTTCCACAGATGCGAGGCGGCGCATGACCGACGCCCCCGACGACGACACGCCCGACCGCTACGCCCCGGTGCGCGAGGCCTTTGCCCGCGCCGAGGACGTGGACCTGCCGGAGGGCGAGGGCGGCGGCGGGCCGTCTGACGCGCCGCCGCCCTCGCCGTCGGGCGACGGCGCTGCGCCCGACCGGGCGGCCGAGGGCGCCCTGCAGCCGGCCAACGACACAGGCAACGGGTCGCGCTTTGCCCTCTATTGCGGCGACGATGCGATGTATGTGCCGCGCGTCGGCTGGCATGTCTGGGACGGCCGGCGCTGGCGGCTCGACCCGGACGGCATCGCAGTGCGCCGTCTCGCCCAGACAATCCACGAGCGGATCAAGGCCGAGATCCCGCACCTCAAGCTGCGCGTCGCCGAACGCCGCGCCGTCGACCGGCTCGACCGGCTGCGCGCCGATCTGCGTGCCCTCGACCGGGGCGAGGAGGGCCTCGATGCCGAGACGGCCGCCAAGCGGCGCGAGGAGCTGACCGTCGAGGCCGAAAAGCTCTCGTCTGCGCTGTGGGGCAGCGGCTCGACCCGAGCGCGGCACTTGACCTTCGCGAAATCGGCCGGCAACACCAACGCGATCAAGAACATGCTGACCGAGGCGGTCACGACGCTCGGCCGCGAAGTCGAGGACCTCGATGCCGCGCCGCTGACGATCAACACCCAAACCGGGGTGCTGTCCTTCCTTGTGACCGACATGCGCAGCGAGGGCGCCGGCAAGGTGGCCGAGCTGGCGCTGCTGCCGCATGAGCGGCGCGCGACGGTCCCGGGCCGCAACGCGTTGCAATACATCACCAAGATGATGCCGGTCGATTACGACCCGCACGCGACCTGCCCGCGCTTCGACGCTTTCCTGGAGCGTGTCCAGCCCGACGCGGCGATGCGCGGCTTCCTGCAGCGTTGGTTCGGCCTGTCGATGACGGCGCTGCCGGTGCAAAAATTCCTTTACTGCTACGGCATGGGGGCCAACGGCAAGTCGGTCCTGGCCGGGCTGATGCGCCGGATGATGGGCGACTATGCCACGATGGTGCGGATCGAGAGCCTGACCGGCAAGAATCGCAAGTCCGGCTCCGACGCGACGCCGGACCTGATGCGCCTGATCGGGGCTCGCGCCGCGATCACCAACGAGCCGGAGGAAGGCGAGCGCCTGCAGGAACAGAAGGTCAAGGAGATGACCGGCGGCGACGAGATGCTGGTGCGCAACCTGCATTCCGACTTCGTGGCCTTCACCCCCTACTTCAAGCTGACGTTCACGGGCAACCACAAGCTCGACATCCGGGGCACCGATGACGGCATCTGGCGCCGCCCGCTGCTCTGCCCCTTCGACGTGCAGATCCCCGAGGAGGAGCGCGACGAGACGCTCGGCGACACCCTGTTCGCCGAGGAACGGTCCGGCATCCTCAACTGGATGATTGCCGGGCTGATCGACTACCTCGAACGCGGCCTGCAGGAACCGCCCAGCGTCATCCAGGCGACCGAGGACTACCGCAAGGACAGCGACCCGGTGGGCGATTTCCTGGCCACGGGCTGCGAGATCGACGGCGCCGGCGACTTCCTGCCCGCGCGCGAGCTGGTTGATGCCTGCTACCTCTACCTGCTGGAAAACACCGCCCATGCCTGGCAGCCCGGCAACCTGCAGCGAAAGCTGAAGGAGCGGGCCGAGAAATACGTCCACCCAGCCACTGGCAAGAGCTATGCCCGCCACAAGCGCAACGGCACCTGGGGCTATTCCGGCATGCGGCTGACGCTGGCCATGCGCGACAAGCTGCACGAGGCGCCGCGCGACGCCAAGGGCCTGCCGATGCTGCGCAAGGACGCCGACGCCTGGGGCGACGGGACGTGACGACCCGGGCGGCATATCCCGCGCGATCCGCCGCCCGACCCCCGCACCCCTTTACCCGTCTTCGAGTAAATCCGGGGCAGGTCGCGAAGTTCTGCCCCGTTCGGGGCAGGTCTCTCAGCCGGTGGCCGCCTGAAAAATCCCTTCTCTGTCAACGGGCTGCGCTCGCTTCGGGGCGCGCGGGGCGCGCGGGGCAGAAAAATGCGGGGTCCGCGCGTGCGCGAGAAAGCATCGGGGTTCGGGGGGTGGTTCTTGCGTGTAGGTCTCGAATTTCTGCCCTATGCGCCCCGCGTGCCCCACCGGCCCTTTTTTGCGTGCGTTTCCAGCGGCTTGGCATTTCGGTTTCGTCCTCTGGGTTCTGCCCCGGCCTGCCTCCGTTCTGCCCCGCCGGCCCCGTTACGATTCCACGAAATCAACATCTTGTTTCATCGAGGAAAAAGGAAACTAAATATGAAGGTCTTGAGGATGGGCAGGTCTGGAAAAGTGGATCGGGCCGACCTGATCGCCCGCGGCACCCCGCCCGAGGCGTGCGGCGATGCGATCCCTGTGGCCCCGGCGCGCGGGCTGTTGCGCGCCTTCATGCCGGTGGAGCTGGCGCCGGACGGCAAGGGCGGGACGCGGCCCGTCGATGCCGGGTACCGGGGCCGGGCGGCGGCGCGCGTCGAGGATGCCTTCGACCGGATGGATCGGGCGCGGCGGGGCAAGGGGCCGGCCCCCTTCACGCCGGCGCAGGTCCAGATGGGTCGGTTTTACGCCACACTGACCGAGCGGGTCGCCTCGGCCGGGGTAAAGGGCACGTCGCTCGAAGCGCTGTCGCAGCGATCCGGCGGCGGCAATGCCGGGTTCATGGACGCGGTGATCGACGACAGCCGACGGCTCGCCGCGCTGCATGCCCGGATCGGTGGCGGTGTGGCGATGAGCGTGCGGCGCATCCGCCCCTCGGCGCGGGGCAGCCGGCGGGAGATCCTTGATCGCGGGCTGGTCGACGCGGTCTGCCTTGGCGGGATGATGCCCGACCAGGTGCTGCGTTCGGCGGGTTGGGCGGTCAACGGCCGCCACCGTGCCGCCCTGCGCGCGGCGTTGTCGGAGGCGCTCGACCGGATGATCGGCTACAACTGATGCACGAGGGGGCTTGACGGCTATGTCCGTCATGTGCATGGTCACCAATATCATCCACAAGAGCGCCCGGCGGGGGATACCCCGACCGGGCGTTCTGCGTTCCGGGGTAGCCCGGCGAGGGAAAGTGATGGACGCCACGATCAACCGGGCCGATCTGGCTGCGCTGAGCCAGCGTTTCCGGGATATCGAGACGCGGCACCTGCCAGATGTCACGCGCTGGGCGCTCAACGACATGGCTTTCGGTGTCCATGCCGAGAACAAGCGGCTGATCGACCGGGTCTTCGACAACCCGGTGCGCTTCACGCGCAACGCCTTCTGGGTGCGCAAGGCGACGCGCGACAATCCCGTCGCCGTGGTCGAGCGCAAGCGCATGGTGGTCGGCAAGCACTACCTTGAGGTGCAGCAGGAGGGCGGCACCCGCAGGCAGACCCGCATAGAAAAGATGCTGGCGCGGCGCCTGCCTTACGAAGGACTGATCCAGTCGGTTTTGCCCGCCTCGATCCGCACCAACGCGGCCGGCAACATCGCGCCGGGCGCGCTGCAGCGGCTGCTCTCGGGCGTCGGTGCACAGACCGACCGGAACCAGAACACGACCGATGCGAGCCGTCGGCGCAACCCGAGGCGCGCGCGGTTCTTCGTGCCTGACGCCGACAGTCACCTGTCGCCGGGCGTCTATGCCGAGCGGGCGGGAGAGTTGACGAAGATGCTGCACTTAAGTGAAATGGCGCCGACCTATCGCAAGCGCTTCCCGATGGAAGAGCACGGCGAGACCGTGGCAGCCCGCGCCGCGCCTGCCGCAGTGGAGCGCGCCCTCGCGCGCGCCCTGCCCAATATCCGGTGACGCCGCGCCGCGGCCGACCCGCCCCCGTGACCATGCTGCCGGACCCCTCGCCGGGTCCTTCCCTCAAAGCCCAGACCGCGGGTTATTCGCGCCCCGGTGTTTGAGGGCGCGCCGGATTTTTCCGGGGGTAAACTTTAGGTTCTTGTTTTCGTGAGGAAAACGGTAACGATGCAGATCGAGCTCGACAACGGCGAGACGCTGAGTGTCGATGCTTATCCGCTGCCCGACGGTATCGAGGACACCGTCCTGAACCGCAGCCTGCTTGCGCAGGCGATGGCCGTGTCCGAGCCGACGATCTCGAAATGGGTTTCGGCCGGTATGCCGGTGCTGAGCCGGGGCGGCAATGGCACCAGCTACGAATTCCAGTTGTCGCACTGCTACGCCTGGCGTATGTGGCAAAAGGAATGCAACGACCGCGCCCGCCGCCGCGCCGCCGACGTGGCGCAGCAGATGGCGATGACCTTCCTGAACGACGCCGAGGCCGACGAGATCTCAATGACGCCGCAGGACGTGCGCGCCTGGGCGGAGGCCGAGCTGGTGCGTGCCCGCGCCGAGGAACAACGCGGCGACCTGGTGCGTCGTCACCGTGTCGAGCGCCTGCTGCAGTCGATGATCTCCATCACCCGCGACGCGCTGGTCGGATACGGTGATTTCCTGGAAGCCGAGCTCGGCCTCGCCCCGCGCGAGGTCGAGATCGCGCAGACCCGCGCCGACCAGTTGCTGACCGAGCTGCGCCTCGAGATCGAGCGACATCTCGACGGCGTGTCTGCCGAGGTGACGCCGATCCGGCCGAACGCTACCGAGACCGAGGCGGTCTGAGAAGCCCATGGTGCAGCTGACGGGACAGGGACGCGAGGCGGCGATGCGCCCGCTGGCGCCCTATGCCACGCCGGAGGACATCCTGCGCGATGCCCTGCCGATGTATGACCCGCCGAGCCGGATCAGCGTCACCGAGGCGTCGGAGCGCTACATCCGCATCCCGATGGCGGGACGCGTACAGGGCTACGATCGCGACCTTGTGCCCTACATGGTCGAGCCGCAGGACGTGACGCAATCGCGCCGCTACAAGGCGGTCTGCTTCATCGGTCCGGCGCAGACGGGCAAGACGCAGCTCCTGATGAATGTCGCGCTGCACGCCGTGACCTGCGATCCGTCGCCCGTGATGATCGTGCACATGACGCAGAGCGATGCGCGCGCCTGGGTCGAGGACAAGCTGGATCCGGTGATCCAGAATTCGGCGGCAATCCGCGAGCGGCTGGGTCGCGGCAAGGACGACGACGCCAAGGGCCGCAAGCGCTTCGCGGGGATGTCAATCGAAATCGGCTGGCCCACGGTGCGCCAGCTGTCGAGCCGCTCGAAGCGTATGGTGCTGCTGACCGATTACGACCACTTCGAAAACCTGGTCCTCGGCCCGGCCGACAACGCCGAAGGCACGCCGTTCGGCATGGCGTTGGACCGGATCACGACCTATCGCTCACGCGGCTCCGTGCTCGTCGAAAGCACCCCGGCACGCCCGATCGTCGATCCGACATGGGCAAGGTCGCAGGCCCGTCCGCACGAATACCCGCCGGTCGCGGAAGGGATCGTGCCGATCTACAACGACGGCACGCGCGCCCGCCTCTACTGGGAGTGCCGCGACTGCCACACGGAGTTCGAGGCGAGCTTCGACCATATCGAGTTCGACGAGACGCTGGATCCGATGACGGCCGGTGAGCGCGCGGTGATGGTCTGCCCGCATTGCGGCGCGGTCATCGATCATCGTCACAAGGTGGAGCTCAATCGCGCCATCCTGAAAGGGCGCGGGGGGTGGCGCCACGAGGCATCGGACGGCACGCTCTGCGCCCTCGGCGACGTGGCGATCCGGGGTACGGACATCGCGTCCTACGCGATGGACGGCGCGGCGGCGGCCTTTCGCAGCTGGAGCGACCTCGTCGCGCAGAAAATTACCGCGACCCGGCGCCTGGAAGAACTGGGCGACGAGACCGACCTGCGCAAGTTTTACTACACCGGCCTCGGCCGTCCCTACCTGCCTATCGCGGTCGGCGACGACGGTGCGATCCCGCTGGCAGAGCTGCGCGAGGGCCGGACCCTGACGCCGCGCGGCCACTGCCCGGACTGGACCGCCTTCGTGGTGACTGCGGTCGACGTCCAGCGGGGCCGGTTCGTGGTCGCGGTGCACGCCTTCGGGCTGGACGGTCGGCGCACCGTGGTCGACCGCTTCGACCTTGCCACCCCGCCCGAGGGCGCGCCCGGCGATGCTCGCCGCGCGCTGGACCCCGCGAAGGTGGCCGAGGACTGGGCGGTGCTCGACCCGCTGGCCATCGCGGAATACCCGGTCGAGGGGCAGGGGGTGCGGTTGCGCCCCGCGGCGCTGGGCGTCGATTTCCAAGGCGAGCCGGGCGTTTCGGACAACGCCGAGAAGTTCTGGGGCGCGCGCCGCAAGGCCGGGCAGGGCAACCTGTGGTTCGTCACGCGCGGCCATGGCGGGCTGCACCAGCGCAGCCGGACATGGCACGAGGCGCCGGAACGCGGCAATGCGCGCCGGCGGCGCGGGATCCGCATCCTCAATATCGCGACCGACCGGCTGAAGGACACTGTCGCGTCCGCGCTTCTGAAGCCGGGCACGGCCGAGGGCGCCTTCCCGCTGCCCGAATGGCTGGAAGACGATCCGCTGGTCGAGTTTACCGCCGAGACGCGGACCGAGAAAGGCTGGGTGCCGCGCCCCGGCATGAAACGCAACGAAAGCCTCGACCTCGCCGTGCAGGCGCAGGCGCTGGCCGAGCACAAGGGCCTGCGCCGCATCAACGCGGAGGCGCCGCCGGCCTGGGCCGCGATGAGTGCCGACAACCCCTTCCGGCTGGCCGATGCCGGCGAAATCCCGAAACCCGCCGCCCCGGTCCTGGCCGACGATCGGGCGACAGGTTGGATCACCAAGAGGACCGACTGGATATGAGCGGATACACCGCCGCGCAGCTCGCCGAGCTGAAGGCGAATTACGTGAAGGGCGTGAAAAGCGTCCAGAAGGGAGACGAGCGGGTGGAATTCCGGTCGATGTCCGAGATGGCCGACCTGATCCGCCGGGTCGAGAGCGATCTGTCCCCGAGCGCGCCTACGCAACAGGTCTACCCGACGGTCACGAGGGGGGTCGACTGATGGCGGGGCTCGACCGCGCCCTGATGACCGTCGCGCCCGGCCTCGCCGCGGCGCGCGCTGCCAGCCGGATCAAGGCGGAGATGCTGAACCGCCGCCTCAACGAGATGCGCTACGATGCCGCGACCGGCGGCCGGCGGGCGGGAACGTTCCGCGACAGCCGGGCCGATGCCGATGCTGCCGCCGCGCGCCGCGGTGTCATGGGCGCGCGCGCGCACGACCTGATCCGCAATAACCCCTGGGCGCGCCGGGCGCAGGATGTGATCGTCAACAACGTGGTCGGCGACGGCATCCTGCCCAAGCTGACCGGCGGCAGCGATGACCTGCGCGCCGAGGGCCGGGATTGGATCGAGCGGCACCTCGGCACCACGGCAATCGACTTCGAGGGGCGCCAGAACCTTTACGGCTTGCAGCAGCTGGCGACGCGGGCAATGGTCGAAGGCGGCGAGGCGCTGATCGTTCCGATCTTCGACTCGCGTCGCCGGTCCGAGATCCCGCTGAAACTGCGCGTTCTCGAAAGCGAGTACCTCGACGACACGGTTTACGGGCCAAGCCGAGAGGTGCCCGGGAACACCGTGTTCGACGGTATCGAGTACGACCCCGACGGCCGCCGCGTGGCTTACTGGATCCACGACCAGCACCCGGGCACCGAAAACCCGAGGGCGGGTGGCATGCGGCTTACCTCGCGCCGTTACCCGGAGGGATCGGTCATCCACCTCTACCGGCAGGATCGGCCCGGCCAGATGCGTGGCGTCACCTGGTTCGCGCCGGTAATGATGGCGATGCAGGACCTGGCCGACTACCAGGACGC